CTAATGGCTAAAAATTTTGTAGTATGGCAATGGGGAGATAGATATGTAAACCATGGTAGAGTAGTTGAGGATGCAGAGCATGTTGTTCTTGTAGAGATAAGAGATGTTAATGGCAATCTCCATCAATTGGCTCTACCAAAGGGAAGTTTTAGGTTTAAGTTCTTTAATACTGAAAAAGAAGCAAAGGAGTTCCTTGATAGTTAATGTTTATTAATACTTACTATGAAACAAAAGAATCAACCATGCATATATGGGAGATGGTTGATGGAGTTCCCAATTATAGAACACAATATTGGATTCCATACGTTTTCCTTAGAGCTACAGGTGGAGATGTAAAAACAATTGATGGTCACCAAGTAGCTAAGAAGACCTTTGACTCCTATCAAGACTATTACTCTTTCTGTAAGGAAAGGGTAAACGTATATGAGAATAAAGTTAGACCAGAGATACAATTCTTGGCTGAAACCTATCATCAAATACCGGATGATGAAATAGAAGTTCCTAAGCTTAAGATTTATTCCCTTGATATAGAAGTTGCTCATGAAGATAGTTTCCCGAATACTAGGAATCCAGAGTTTCCTGTAGTTCTGGTGACTTTATATGGTGGAGATAGATCTGTAACTTTTGGAGAAAAAGAGTATACTGGAGAACTTCCTAAAGATACATATTACATTCAATGCAATGATGAATCAGAGTTATTACGAAAACTCTTTGCCTATATGAACAAGTATCCTTGTGATGTCCTTACAGGATGGAATATTTATAATTTCGACTTACCATATTTAATTAATAGATCTAAAAAGTTGTTTGGGGAAGACTCTAAGATCTTTGCAGGTATGTCACCTATTAATATAGTTAGGGTATGGGATTCTGAAAAAGGTGATACTAATATAGATATTGCTGGAGTTACAATCTTAGATTATTATGATATCTATAAGTGGTATGGGCCGAATTTAGAATCATATAGACTAGACTATGTTGCATATCATGAATTAGGTGAAGGTAAAATAGACTATTCTCATTATGAGGATCTTAGAGAAGTTTATAGAGAGGACTGGAATCTCTATGTTACTTATAATAGAACAGATGCAAAAAGGGTATATCAGTTGGAAGAGAAGTGTGGTTATATAAAACTTGTGCAGTCTCTTTCTCTTCTAACTAAATGCCCAATGAAATATTATCACACAATGACTCAGTTGATTGAAGGTGCTCTTCTTACTCACTATAGAAGAAACAAGATGTGTGCTCCTATCTTTATTGGTGGTTTTCAAGAGACCTTTGAAGCTGCATATGTCAAGGAACCACAACGTGGCAAGCATGAATGGATAGTTGATCTTGATATAGTATCTTCTTATCCAACTGCAATTATAACATTGAACATGTCAACGGAGACATACTTTGGAAAGATTGTAGGATTGCCTGAAGATCAAGTAATGGAGTACACTAAACAGAGAGAATTTCCAGACTTTGATATATTTAAGGATGTATCTGGCATTGTTAATTTTCGTGGTCCAAGAAAAGACAAGTTCAATGAATCATTGAAAAGAAAATTATTAGCTATTGCTCCGAATGGTTCTGTATTTACTACCCATAAAATAGGAACACTTGCAGAAGTACAGAGAAATATCTTTGCAAAACGAAAAGAAGTTAAAGGTAAGATGATTGAGCTTAAAAAGCAATTGGCCGAAAAGGAAGATCAGAAGATGAAGGAAAGAGCAAAGCAATTGTTTGATCTCCAGTGGGCCTTAAAGATCCTTCTCAATGCTATGTTTGGAGTTACTGCTGTGCCTTATAGCAGATACTTTAATACAAGCATTGCAGAAGCTATTACAGCTTGTGGTAGGCAAACCATCAAAGCAGGTGAGAGATATGTAAATGAGTATCTTCAAACAAAGTGGGTTCATGATGAAGAGTTTATGAGCATCCTGTATGATGAAATGTATGATCCAGACCTTGATAAGGATATGGTTGAGCATACAGAAGATACAGATTGGGTTGCCTATATAGATACTGATTCACTCTTCATTAAGATGGGAGAGTTTCTTAAGAGGGTTGTATCAGCTAAGAGTAAATGGGCAGACCTTAATGATGAAGCCAAGATAGAAAAGGTGAGGAAATTATCTCAGTGTATTGAGAAAATTGTTAATGAAAAATGTTTCGTCAACATACAGAAAGCAGCATACAATTCTCCGGTAGATGATTTCACTATTCTCTTCAAACAAGAGATAGTTGCCAAAAGTGCTATCTTCATTATGAAGAAAAAATATGCTTATTGGGCAGTCAATGAGGAAGGAGCACCTTGTGACAAGATATCAATTACCGGATTGGAAATGGTTAGATCTGATACTGCTGAAGCTGTGAGAATCGTGCTTAAAGAAGTAGTAGACATGATCTTGAGAGATGCTACTGACAAAGAGATTATAAAGAGAGTAGATGAATGTAGAGATAGTCTGAAGAAAGTATTCCCAGAGGAAATAGCAGCAAACATAGGCATCAACAAGCTTGATAAGTATCTGACTAAAGAGGGATGGAGGAAAGGTGCTCCTTGGCATGTCAAAGGAGTTTGGAATTATAGAATGCTGCTGAAGGAATTAGGCATTGAGAACGAATATGAAGATATTCCTAACGGCACAAAAGCTAGAGTTGTTTATGTAAAGCCTAATCCTTACGGTGTTGAGACAATCAGCTTTTTACGTTGGCCAAAGGAATTTGATAAGGTTGTTCAAATTGATTATGAAACTATGATAGACAAGTTCTTTTTAAAGAAGATTAAGACACTATTGAAGCCAATGGATAAAGAAGAATTGATTGATGGTATGGCAAAAGAACGATTGGGGATATTCTTTGAGGGGATATGATGATATATAAAAGAAGAAAAGATTTTGATATAGAAGATTATATTTTTGGAATTAAAAGAGAAGCAGATATTTACCATGGATTAGGAATACAAGGAATTGACCGAATATGGCATAATAAAGAAACATATGAAGAAATAATGAAAATACTAGAAGCAGGTGGTAAAATAATAAAAATAAAAGAATCATTTAAAGATACTGATCTTGATGCATGGTGGGATGGTATTTATTCTGAAATATGTTCAGAATCAATAAAACCAAAAAGGGCAAGATGGATTCACAAGTATAGCAAAATACGTTTTAGGGTATCACTTATAAAAGAGCAGAGTATCAAAAATCATATGGTTTATTACTGGCAACCTTGGCCAGATGGATGTTTTTGTTTTAGTATGACAATGAAAAATCTTCAAAGCTTTCTGGATATAGATAAAAGACAGAGAGAAGAATGGGGTATTTTTGAAGAAACGATAAAAGGAGAATTGTTTATTACTTTTCCATTATCATATGTAGGTTTCTATGAATTAAAGGAGGGACCGGAAAATGCTTATTATAAAAGCATATGTAAACAGCAAGCAGATTGAAGAAATTCATATTCAAAACACTGGCAACTGTGTAGATGAGAATATGCAACTATATGAGTATCGAATCAGACTGCCAGAGGGATATGACGATTTTCCTATCTTTCATATGAGGGAGTTAGGATGGAGGGCATTAGCAACACAGGCAATAGGTGTGCTTGAACAGGTCATGCCTAGAAAGAGAAAAAAAGAAAAGAAGAAAGACTTCTGGATATGTGGGGATTGTGGAGCACAAAAACCAGATTGTGTTTGTAGGGGATAATTATGTCTAACCATTGGGATAAAAGGTGGATGGATCTATGTGATCTTGTAGCATCCTGGAGTAAGGATAAAAGCACAGGTGTAGGTGCTGTTATAGTTAATGGCAGAAATGTTCTTGTGGCTATAGGATGGAATGGTTTTCCACGTAAGATCAATGATGATGTAGATGCTCGACATCAGAGACCAGCAAAGTATCTATGGACTGCTCATGCTGAAGAGAATGCAATAGTCAATGCTGCAAGTAAAGGAATAGCAACAGAAGAATGTAGGATGTATATTAACTGGTATCCCTGTGCTCCTTGTGCTAGGATGATTATACAGTCTGGTATTGTTGAGCTAATAGGCAATGAGCCAGATTGGGATCATCATAGATTTGGTGAAGACTTTCGAATTGTAAAAGAGATGCTTGAGGAAGCAGGTGTGAAAGTGAGGTTTTATGAGTAATAGAAGGAAGATTAAAAAAAAGAAAGAAAAGAATAATTTTAATTTTAATTCAGTATCTCCACAAGCAAGACAGTATGTAGAGAAAATTTTTAAAGATATGAATAAAATTCCTTTTAATGTTGGGATGCTTGTAGATGCTATGGCAATGAAAGCTTTTAAAAATAAAATGCCTGTAGATGATTTTCAACGAAAATATGCCATTGATCTTTTTAGTAGGAATTATTCTACTGCATGTTTTGTATTGGATGAAGCAATCAGAAGAAAAAATCCAAGACCTATAGTTGCTTTAATGCTACAGGTTTATGAAGGAATTAATAAAAATTATACTAAACTAGAAACAATGTTTAATGGTGTTACTTGTAAAGAAGGGTGTTATTATTGTTGTTATCAAAAATTAAGTGTTACAATACCAGAACTATTAATGATATCTATTTTTAATAAAATTCAGCCAGATGTGTTGCCAATTAATAAAGATAGAATAAAGGCTAGTAAATTTTATGATATAGATGATTGTAATTTTGGTGAACCTTGTAGTTTTTTAGAAAATGAAAGATGTACTATATATCCTATAAGACCATTAATGTGTAGAGCATGGCATGTTTTTTCATCTAAAGAAATTTGTAAAAAGAAATATATAGACCAAAATCTTAAAGATGATGATGTTGAAATGCTTACTCAATTTACTCTTCATGGTCATTTAATCCAAAATGCTTTACAGCTTGCTTCTGAAAAATTTGGTTTAAAACCTTATATTCAATTGGAAGGGGGAGTAATCCATTCATTTGAAAATGATATTTTTCAGGATTGGATAGATAAAAAACTATGACAAAGCTTAAATGGGACAGACATAAAGTACCAATGGCAAGTGAGGATGAGAATTATTACCCACCTGCCTTTGAACGTCCAGGACCAAGGCAAGTTTTTAGATCAATTAATGAATGTTTCCGTTTTGGGAGACATGCAGGTAAAAAACTAAGACGTGTATTGTGGGAAGATAAAGGTTATATTTCATGGGCATTAAAAAAAGATGTTATATCAATAGAACTGGAGGATGTAGTAAATGACTAAAGGCAAAATTGAAAAAATATTAAATGTATTTCTTGAAGATGCTATGTTCACATGTTGGATAGATGGTGAAGGATTATATAATATTCCAGCAGATATATTTTTTGAACAAATAGCATTACTGATTTTGGATGAGAGAAAGACTTCTCATGATGTTTCCTACCTTAACTATCTAAAAGAAGATATTTTTAAAAAAAGAGGTATTGAATTAGCTGTAACAGCAAAAGGATTGGAGGATGAAGAAATTGCAATTGGATAGATATCAAACAATGTTAAAAGTACTTCTTATCAAGAAGTGTCGAATGATTAAACATAAAATGATGAGAAGATTTGCAGTGCTTGCATTGAAAGGTGCTCCTGAATATTTTTGGACTGAGCCAGCATCTACAAGTGGCAGGTTTCATGCAGGTGAATCATTGGCAGAACATGTGATCTATTGTCTGATTTATGGTAAAGATCATATTCGTATGATTCAAGAAGGCAAGTATCCATGGAATGATCAACAGGAATCAATCTTTTATACTGCTCTTATCTGTCATGATCTTTACAGATCAGGAATGCCTGGAAGAGAACTGAGGGATGAAGAAGGGAAATTAAGAACAGATAATCTTCATCCCATTTATGCACCAATGGCATTAAAATTTCTTGACTTGTATATTGGCAAAGAAGATAAAACTTGGTATGCTAAAAATAATCTTCCATGGGCAAAACTTGAAGATGCTATGTCAGGTCACTATGGTCCTTGGTCTCCAATATCATCTCTAGATCCCACTGTAGGAAGGGATTTCAGGGACATTTCTCTACATGTTTTCCTTGTAGATTATATCGTTTCTAGGGGGTGTCTTAGGGTAGTATCGGAAGAGATAGACGAACTGAAGAGAAATTGGGATCTATATCAAGCAGGTGAGATTGATTGGTTTGGTATACCAAAGGGTTATCCAGAAAATACTAAGGACTGGAATAGAAAGATAGCAAAGAAGCAAAGAGAAGATAGATTTAAAGAGTTATATGGAGAAGAATAAACGTGTCCTGTGAAGGCACACTTTCCAACAGTTGGTATTTCCCATGTATCCGTTTCATATATCACCTATTAAATTTTTTAATACCCATAAACTGATTCATCTACATCTGGGTAGTTGTGAATCTGATCTGAGTGTTCTTCAATCCACTCATTATCACCGTAAGCACTGAGAGGATCTGTATCAAGAGGTCCGGTCTCTCTGCCCATTGGGATGGTTCTTGACATATCACTATCCTCTGAGAATCTGTAAGGTTTAAGAATGAAAGACCATACCATTTTCTTCAATTGAAAGATCTTTTCTTCTTCACCAACATCAACAATCTCATATGCTCTGTTGTTCCAATGAGTAATCATGACATCTCCAGGAAGTGGCTGATATCCTGCACTTACATCTCTGGAAAAAGTTATCTTAGGTGTTGCTGCATACTGGATCATTTCTTCTGACACAATACCGAAAGTATTTGTCATAGTTATTTCTTCAGTTGGTTCGTAAATAAGCTTTATTTGTCTTGGAGGTAAATAGGAAGTTCTTGTAGTTTCACCATAGAGCCTATCCATGGTTCTATTAACATCAGGATCAAGCATGTAGTAATCAGCACTGATTCCTGCAATATCTGTGTACTCTGCTATTACAGATTCGAATAGCTCATGTTCTACATTATCTTTTAGATGTTGCAATTCCCATGTGGGAATATTTTTTAAGAATCCTGGTTTCTCCGGTAAATATGTTTCACCATCAAACCTAGTTGTTGTTCTTCCCATTTATTTCCTCTCCATCTTTTCTAGTATATCAACTAGAAAGTTATATATCTGATCTTCAGAAAGACGGTCTGCAACTTGTATTGCAAGATAGGCTAGGTCTTCATGCTCCAATGCTGGATAAAGAACGTGAAGTGCTTCATGTATAGCTGATATTACTAAATACCCTCTAGGATCTAGTATGAATAAAGCTTCACATCCCTTAACTGGTTCTTCTAGCATCCAGAAATGACCATCATCTGCTTCATTGCATAGAAAATGAACCAAGACTTCTTTCATTTGAATAAGTCTTTTAACTTGGTTCAGTAGATACAATGCCACACCTTTTGTGATTTCTGTGAAGTCTGGATGTACTCTGGCAGTCAGTTCACAAAGCTCACATGATCCCTCACAATTGGAACATATTTTACAGTGTGGGCAAATATATTCATCTTCTTTACCACATTTACCACAATTCAATTCCATATCCATCAAAAGGTTCTTCAAGTCTTAGTTGTTCTTCTAGCCTTTCTATTTCAGTATCAGCTTCACTAATTAGTGAAGATCCATCCATAGTTATTCCTACATTACCTATAGATGTGAATCCTTCAAATTTTCTTCTTATCAATCCTAATGTCTTTTTAGATAGTGCAGTTGCATAGTCATATACCCAGACTTCATCATATAGATTTCTAGCAACATCAGATTCAAGAACATATGCACGTACTAAAATAATTCCAGGGGAGTTCCAGTTAGTTCCCTGGATAGTCATAGTACCACCAGATGGTGGTGGTGGATTTATTTCTATTTGATTTGTATATCTATGGTATCTAAAATTATATGCATCAGGTATATATTTTCGTAGGTCTTCCAGGAAGTTTCTTGCAATATGGTATGATAAAATAGAGTATTCTCCCTGTGTATGTGTAATAAAATCATACAATCCTTGGTTATATAAATAGTTTTCTATAGTAAAAAGAGTGTTAATACTACCTGCTTGTTCAGTAGAATAATTAATAACTTCTACAACATCGTCTGGTAAATCATACATTGTTTGGCCAGCAGAAAGAGGAAGTGTAAAATATTTTTCAGTTGTTGCAGCACCAACTGCCCACTTTTTCCATTTCTGCACAGTGTAATTAATATGATCAATAA